AAAAGTTTCAAGGTTCCAGGGCACAGTACACGAAGAAAATCAAACGATTCAAGAAAATCATCTGTTCTGATCAGTGTCCGAATACCATTGATGAGCTGAAAGAACTTACTTTTGCGGTCGATAAGCAAGGGGAAATCATTGAAGATGAGTTCAACATTGATCCACACACGCTATCGGCTATTTGGTATGCCCTGGATGATTACGAGGTGTCAGATCTGAAGGGTGGGGCCATTTCATTTGAGTAGAAAGGAGGTCAAAAAATGTCACCGGAAATGCAAGGGATTCTTAAGATTATCCAAGATGGTGCAAATTCCGCTATGACCCTGGAGCAAATAATCCAGGCAGAAATAAGCGAGTGGAAAACATCTGAAAAACGGAAATGGATGATAACAGGTGATCGTTATTACCGCAATAAGACCGATATTTTAAAACGAGAACGAATGGCTATTGGCGCGGGCGGAGCAAAAGAGCCCGTGGGGAATCTAGCTAATAATAAATTAGTAAATGGGTTCATTCGCAAATTGGTGGATCAGAAAGTGGGTTATCTTCTTTCTAAGCCATTAAGCATTCAGACTGATAAGGATGAATATCGAGAACTACTAACCGATTTCTTTAACAAAAGCATGCTTCGATTAATTCAAAATATCGGTAAAGAATCAATCAATAAAGGAATTGCCTGGTTATTCGTTTACTACAACGAAAAGGGCGAGTTGTCTTTTAAGGCTATCCCATCTGAGGAAATTATCCCTCTATGGAGAGATGCCGCTCATACTGAATTGGATGCGGTGATTCGAGTTTACGAGATCGAAGCTTACGAAGGAATGCGCCGAACAACCATCCAGAAAATTGAGTGGTGGGACACGGACGGTGTTAAACGGTATGTGTTGCAAGGCGGACTTATCCCAGATGTAGAGGCCGGTGATAAAGAATCCCATTTCAAGGTTATCGGCGGCAATGGGGAAGAAAAACCGATGAACTGGGAACGTGTTCCTTTTATCGCATTCAAATATAACGAAGAAGAGCAACCCATTGTTGAGCTGATCCAATCTCTTGTCGATGATTATGATGCCCGAAAAAGTGATAATGCGAACAATCTAGAAGATTTGCCAAACAGCATCTATGTCGTAAAAGGGTATGGCGGATCAGAAGCGGGGGAAATCCGAAAAAATCTATCCATATTCCGAATCATTAAGATTGATGATCCTGAGGGGAATGCCGGGGTCGATACGATATCTCTTGAAATCGACGCTGAAGCGTATAAAACCCATATGGATCAAAATCGAAGGGATATTTATGAGTTTGGCCGCGGGGTAGATACTCAATCTGAAAAATTTGGCGGCGATAAAAGCGGTATTGCCTTAAAGTTTCTCTATGCCGATCTAGATATGGATGCGAACATTATTGAGACCGAATTCCAGGCGGCGCTAGAGCAGTTACGCTGGTTCATTGATGTGCATATCGCCAATTCAAAGGGTATCGACTATTCAGGTGAGCAGGTCGATTTTATCTTTAACCGAGATATCATCATCAATGAGACTGAAGCGATCACCAACGTGCGAAATAGCGTTGGCATCCTCTCCGATGAGACCCTGGTGGCTAATCATCCATGGACAACCGACACCCAGGCGGAGCTTGATAGGATACAAAAACAGCAGGAAGATGACTTGGGATCTGCGGTAGACTATCAAGGGTTATCGGGTACGCCAAATGGCGGTGAATAAGTATGAAATACGCTGAGTATTGGAAAAAGCGAAGTGAACAGATCGCAAAGAGGCAATATGAGAAGGCTGAGCGGTATGAAGCTGATCTTCGACGCGAGTATTACCGTGCGATGAGAAGCATCAAGCATGACATGGAAGTGTTTTACGCTCGCTTTGCCAACAATAATGAAATTGATATGGCCGAGGCTAAAAAGTTGCTGAATGCCGGTGAATCGAAAGAATTCAAGATGACCCTGGAAGAATTCATTGAAAAAGCAAAAAACAATGCCGAAGGTCGTTGGACAAGACAGCTTAACAACGTGTATTTCAAGACTCGCATTAGCCGGTTGGAAGCATTACTCATTCAAATAAGACAACAAGTCGAATTATTGGCTGCCAAACGTCAAGATGGCGCTAAGAAGCTCCTGGGTGATATCTATACAGATACCTATCATCGAACCCTATACGAGATTCAGAAGGGGACAGGGATAGGTGTTTCATTCGCCAAAATTAATTCTGATGGTTTGGAGAAAGTATTGTCCACTGAATTTGCTAGATCAAACTGGTCCAAAAGAATCTGGGGCGATAGGGATAAACTAGCCTCCGAGTTATACACTAAACTCTCCCAGTCTTTTATTCGTGGTGACAGTTTGGATAAAACCGTGAAAGACTTAATGGAGAGGTTGAATGTGTCACAATCCAATGCTATGCGATTGGTGCAAACAGAATCCGCATTTTTTATGGAACAGGCAACGATGGATGGATATAAAGAATCTCGGATTGTGGATCGATATGAGATTCTAGCCACGCTAGACAATCGAACGAGTCAAACCTGTCAGTCTATGGATGGCAAAGTATTCAAAGTGTCTGAGGAAGAAGTGGGGATAAATTTCCCGCCCTTCCATGCTAGATGTCGAACAACAACGGTCCCATACTTCGAGGATGAGATTGACTATGGTAAAAGGGCTGCAAGAAATGAAGATGGTAAAACCTATGCTGTTCCTGGAAATATCACCTATGAGCAGTGGAAAGAAAGATATGCTTAATTCGCCGTTTGGTATTGTGGGCGTAAAACACAAGACATCACCGGTCGCGACCGGGATAAAAAGCGAAGATGAAATCGGAGGAATTGGGAATGAATAAAGAACAATTTATTGCACTTGGATTGACTGAAGAACTTGCTGAAAAGGCAGCTTCCGCATCTCAAGAAGAATTGAAAGGATTTATTCCAAAAGCTCGTTTCGATGAGGTGAACGATGACAAGAAACAAGCTGAAAATGCCCTAGCTGATCGAGATAAACAATTGGAAGACCTTAAGAAAACAGCAGGGGATAGTAAAGAACTTCAGGAGCAAATCACAAAGCTTCAAGCAGAAAATAAAGATGCAACTACTAAGTATGAAGCTGACATGAAGGAATTACGAACGAACACTGCTTTGAAACTTGCCCTTGCTGGAGCAGCCCATGATCCCGATATTGTCCTTGGGTTGATCGACAAAACAAAAATTGAATTGGACGACAACGGCAATGTAAAAACCGGATTAGAAGACCAAGTAAAGGCCCTGCGAGAAAGCAAGGCTTTTTTGTTTGTTGAAAAGCAGGAAGGACAGCAATTTCAGTTTAAGGGGATAAAGCCTGCAGACAGTAGTGGAGGAGACAAAGGAGGAGGCACTGGAGCCGGTGACTTCGGTAAACGCTTGGCAGATTTCGCTAAAAGCAACGAAGGTTTGGATAAAGCAAGAGAATCTTATTTTGGATAAGGAGTTGAACTGTAATGAGTAAATTTTTGCAGACTGATTTTGCAAATAAAAAAGAGATTTTGAAATTCCCTGATCATTATGTGGCTGTGGCGGTTACGGTGGACAGCGCAGGCGTGACAGCAAATGCCGAAGGGAGGAAGATTGTTCCGGCGGGAACCATTATGGGGGGCGGCGTGTTAGATGATCAGACTAAATTGGCTACGAAGATAAATGCCGCTGGTGCAGAAGGTGTTTTATTCAATGACACAGATGTGACCTATGGTCCGGCACCAGGAGCGATGGTAATCCACGGGTTTATTGATCTGAACAAAATCCCGGAAGCTCCAGTAGCTGAAGCAAAAGCAGCATTGAAACTAATTACATTTTTGAAATAAGGAAGGGTGAATAATATGCCAACTATTTTTGATCTAGTTAATGCGAAGAATATTGCAACCTACTACCTAGCGAACCCATCCAATACCATCCCGTATTTGGGAGCCACTTTGTTTCCTTCGAAAAAGCAACTCGGTCTTGATCTATCCTGGATTAAAGGATCCAGAGGGTTACCAGTGTCGCTCATGCCGTCCGCGTTTGATTCAAAGGCGACACTTCGTGACCGCATTGGATTCTCAAAGGTAGATACCGAAATGCCATTTTTCCGTGAGGCGATGCGTATTGGAGAGAAGGATCGTCAGGAACTGAACAAGCTGGCTGCTTCCCAAAATGAGGCGCTGATCATGCCTGTTATCAATGCCATTTATGACGATGTGACCAATTTAGTGAATGGGGCGCAGGTCGTTCCAGAGCGAATGATCATGCAGTTGCTATCTACCGGAAAAATCAAAATCACTGCAAACCGTCAAGATTATGACTATAATTACAAATTGCCAGCTGGCCACATGGAAACGCTGGCTACGGATGCAAAATGGAGTCTTCCTGATGCAGATGTAGTGGGCGATATTAAGACCTGGCAGGATACAGTTGAAGATGATACTGGAGTCCGCCCAACCAATGCGATCTGCACGCGAAAAACCTGGAACTATATCTTGCAGAATAAGCCGATCCGGTTAGATATGAATCCTCTTGGTGGTCAGAACATTATCATGACAGACGCCATGATGAAGCAGTACTTGCAAACTAAGTTGGGAATTAACATCGCGGTTTACAACAAGAAGTTTGCTTTACAAGATGGATCTACACACTTGTTCTATCCGGATGATTACTTTACCTTAATCCCAGACGGAACGTTGGGTAACACCTATTACGGAACAACACCAGAGGAATCTGATCTCATGACTGGAAGCACTGCTGCAGATGTCTCTATCGTAAACACCGGCGTTGCGATTACCACTATCAAAGAACCTCACCCGGTGAATGTGGAAACCATCGTCTCGCAAATCGTGCTTCCATCTTTTGAAACAATTGACAATATCTTCATCGCGAAGGTGTCGTAGGAGAGGCTTATGCCTCTCTTATTATTTTGAAAGGGGACTTTAATGATGGCTAAAAGGGCAGGCGAAAACAAACAAGAACAGCCTGAAAAAGGGCAGCAACTAAAGCAAACAAACGAGCAGAATGGACAGCCGGAGCAACCATCTGTAGATAATACAAACGAAACAAACGAAACAAACGATGAACACACTACACCGGAGGAACAACCTAAGGCATTTACCGTTCAATGGTTAGTCAATGTGAAGTATCAAGGGAAACGATTTAGAGCTGGTGAAATAACAGAAATTCAGGCAGATGATCGCGAATCGTTACTTTCGGACGGTTTGATTAAGGTGAAGGACGAATGACAAGTGCCGATATCTGGCCGATCGTAAAACAACGGTTAGACCTTCCGGATGACACATTGAAGCTATTGATCGAAACGTATATTGAGGAGATTTGCAACAGAATTTTGAACTATTGCGGAGTTTCTTCCATCCCAGACGGTTTGAAGTATACATGGGCCTCCATGGTGATTGATGCTGTGCGGGTTGACCTGCCAAATGTGGATGAGGTGGCAGTGTCAGTCGGAAGCAATGAATCTATCAAGATCGGGGATACCTCTACTAGTCCAGGTCAGAGCTCAGGTGTAACAAATATTTCTAAATCTGTCATTGATGAAGTGGTTCTAAACTACCGCGTGGATCTTAATAGGTACCGAAAACTGAGGTGGTAGCATGGGCTCGTTTAATTACGCAAGACATCGCCGATCAATCGAACGGCTATATGATGATCGCGTAACAATCAGGCGTTTTGTAGAGATAGAAAAGCCGTCCGGCGAAACGGCGCTATCCAAGGAGCCAGTACCGATATATGAGGAACAACCTTGCCGAATCTCACAGAAATCCCTAGCTGTAAATGGCCAAACTGAGGCACAGAACAATATTTCCTATGAGACAAAGCTATTCATCTCACCTGATGTGGAAATACGCCAGGGTGACCAAATCTTGGTCTCACGGCAAGGTGTAGTAAGGACATACACTGCTGGAGAACCGTTTCTGTATCCTACGCATCAGGAAATCAGTCTGCAGCGGAAGGAACATGCCTGATGGCTAAATGGGGAAAGTTTGACTTTAGCCAATTTGAGAAGTTTGCAAAGACCTTGCAAAGGGCGGAAAAAGAACGGGTTAACGAGCAGTTTATCCGGGACTTCTTAGTCGAGATAGCCAATCGCGCCTTAAGGAAAATCAAAAAGAGGACTCCGGTTGGTAAAAACCAATATCAAATAAAGCTTGATGATCAAGGCCGAAAAGTTAAATTTAAAAGAGGGAAGCGAAAGGACGAATATAAACAGGAGCTTAGTCATCAGGGCGGTCAACTTCGGCGTAATTGGCAGGTAGGCGACGTGATTAAGCAAGGGGATAATTACCTAATCGAGATCTTTAACCCTACCGAGTATTCGTCATTCGTTGAATACGGCCACAGACAAGAGGTTGGTAGATTTGTCCCCGCGATCGGTAAAAGGTTAAAAGAGCCCTGGGTACAAGGCAGGTTTATGATGACCATATCTATGAGGGAGATTGAACGGGAGCTCCCGAAATATTTGGAAAAGAGAATGGTAGATTTAATGAGAAACATCATGAATGGACGTCCACCAAAGGGGGATGACTCATGATAACAGTTAACATCGTGCGGGATAGTGTCATTTCAGCTTTAAAGCAGCATTTCCCTAGCACAAGGATATATGGTGAGGAGATCAAACAGGGTTTCGAGGAACCTTGTTTTTTTGTGAAGCTTTTTCCCGTATCCCAGGGGCAGGTAGTAGGGCGCCGCTATAAACGTATGCATTCCTTCGACATTCATTACTTTGGCGAATCAAACGAGGAGATGCATGATATAGCTGATCAATTATACGATCGTATGGAGTACATTCCTGTAAACGAGGATTTGCTACGTGGCACAAAAATGAATCATGAAATAGTGGACGATGTCCTTCATTTCTTTGTGAATTATGATTTCCATGTTTATAAGGAAATTCCAGTTGAGGAACTGATGGAAAATTTAACAGTAAAAACCGGATTGAATAAGGGGTGATAATGTGGCCTCAAAGAAAAAGGCAGTTGTCGAGGTACAAGAAGAGCCTAAGAAGATAAGATTCACAAAGGCACAGTTGGTTTCTAGTAAGAAATATCGGGATCGTAAAGACTTGCTAAATGTTCTTCTGAAGGATGATGCAACGTATGGATTTGACGATGTGGATGAACTTATCGAGCAGTTTATGAAAGGTAAGGTGAAATAATTATGCTAGGTGGGGGAACATTTCTTACCCAGAACAAAGTATTGCCCGGCAGCTATATTAACTTCATTAGCGCTTCTAGGGCCAGTGCTAACTTAAGTGATAGGGGATATGGTGCTTTGGGCCTGGAATTGGACTGGGGCGTTGATGGAGATATCTTTACTGTGGAATCCGCTGATTTCCAGAAGGAGTCCCTAAAAATCTTCGGTTATGATTATAGCCATTCAAAATTAAAGGGGTTAAGGGACTTCTTTAAAAATGCCAAAACTGGGTATTTCTTCAGGTTGAATTCCGGGCAAAAGGCTGCTTCCATTTATGCCACAGCCAAGTGTTCGGGGACTCGAGGGAATGACCTTAAGAATGTGATCAATGCCAATGTGGACGATCCAGCTAAGTTTGACGTTCATACTTACCTTGGAACAACCAATGTGGACACACAGACTGTGGCTAGTGCTAGTGAACTACAACCAAATGATTATGTAACTTTTATCCCCACAGCTACTTTAGCTGTAACTGCTGGTACCCCATTAACCGGAGGGACAAATGCCGCTTCTGTTACAGGAACTGAGTATCAAACCTTTCTGGATAAATCCGAGAGTTATTTCTTTAATACTTTGGGATGTTTATCAACCACAGCTGAAATCATTGATTTATTCATCCAATATACCAAGAGAATGAGGGATGAAGTTGGGGCCAAATTCCAAACGGTGGTATACCGGACTCAAGCCGACTTTGAAGGTATTATCAATTTGGAAAATAAGGTTATCGGTGAGGATAACGAAGCCTCCTTGATCTATTGGACCACAGGGGCCTCAGCCGGATGTCCAGTAAATAAAAGTAATACCAATAAGCGATATGATGGGGAGTTTGCTGTTGATGTAGATTATAAGCAGACCGCATTAGCCAACGGGTTAAAGGAAGGGAAGTTTATGTTCCATAAGGTGGGAGACGAAGTTAGGGTCCTTGAGGACATTAACAGCTTTACGACCTTTACCGATGAAAAGAATGTGGATTTCAGCAGCAATCAAACCATTCGTGTGCTGGATCAGATCGCAAATGACATTGCTGTGCTGTTTAATACTAAATACCTTGGAAATGTTCCAAATGATGCAGCAGGAAGAATCTCCTTTTGGAATGATGTAGTTAAGCATCACCAGGAGCTTCAAAAAATCAGAGGCATTGAAGATTTTGTTGCGGATAACGTTGTTGTAGCAAAGGGTGGTACAAAGAAATCAGTTGTTGTATCGGATGCGGTTACTCCTACAAATGCCATGGCTCAGTTATATATGACTGTGGTAGTAAATTAATCTATAAGGGGGATGAGATAAATGCCACAAACAATGAATGCGAAAGATGCAGTCAGTGCTTCCCTCGCAGAATGCTTTGTTACGATTAAAGGTAATCGATACAATTTCATGCAAGCCATCAACCTAGAAGCAATTTTTAGCAAAACCAAAACCAAAGTCCCAATCCTCGGAAAAACCGGAAAAGGGAATAAATCGACAGGTTGGGAAGGTACCGGGAGCGCAACTTTCCATTACAACACCTCGATCTTTAGAGAATTACTATACCAATACAAAGAAACCGGCGAAGACATCTATTTCGATATTCAGCTAACCAATGAAGATCCAACCTCAAGCGTTGGAAGGCAAACCGTTATTTTGAAGGACTGTAATATGGACGGTGGGGTCCTTGCCAAGTTTGACGCTGATGCTGATTATTTGGAAGAGGATATGGATTTCACATTTGAGGATTTCGAGCTTCCGGAAAAATTTAATTTACTCCCTGGCATGCAATAATATCTGAAAGGTCAAGGTGATAATAATGAGTAATTTAAAAGCGTTTCTAAGCCAAAATGCAATTAAAGTTGAAAATGTAAAGCATGTTGTTTCTAAAAGGTTTATCGGTGATGATGGGAAACCAGAGGAATGGGAGATCTGCTCCATTACCCCTACAGAGGATGAGGCCCTTAGGAAGGCTTGTACCAAGAAGGTTCCTATGCCCGGTAAACGTAATCAGTTTATCCCTGAAACGGATTATAACGCCTATCTTGGGAAACTTGCTGCCCGATGCACAGTGTTCCCTAATCTTAACGATGCTGAACTCCAAAACAGTTATGGAGTGATGGGATCAGATGCCGTTCTAAAAGTGATGCTCACCCCTGGTGAGTATGCTGATTACTTAGCAAAAGTTCAAGAAGTAAATGGTTTTGAAATTACCCTTGAAGAGATGGTAGAAGAAGCAAAAAACTAATCAATGAAGGTGATAGTGATGCGAATTACGCATACTATTGCCTTCATAAATTCAATAAGTTTCCCCATGAGTATATGGAGCTACCTAAGCGCGAAAAAGCGTTTGTTATTGCCGCTATCCAGATCAAACAGGATAAAGATAAAAAAGAGGGACTAAAGGCGAAAAACTCAGGTGGAAGGAAGAGATAATTTTCTCTATAACACATAGCAAATTTCACCTCTATTCATGTATGATATTGGTAATATTCTAAATAGGGGGTAATTTGTATGTTCAAATTCTTTAAATTTGGTTGTGGCGGGCTAATTGCCTTATTTGTACTATTCATTATTATTGGTGTACTGGGAGGAAATAATGGTGAAAAATTAACTAAAGATAATAAGGCTGTAACAGCAACAACCAATAATGTTAGTAAAAATAACGAGCAGGATACCGAAGAAATGAAGAAAACTGGTATTGGTGAAGAGCTGACAGTAGGAAAAGTGACTTTCAAAGTCAATTCTATTGATGAAGTAAAAGAGGTTAGTGCAGCTAATGGCTATATGAAATATAAACCGGATTCGGAAGGTGCAGTATTTTTAATTGTAAATGCCACCGTACGCAATGATGGTACTGAAATGATTCAAACTGATTCAAGTTTCTTTAAATTAAAAGCTGCCGGCGGCGCTACTTATTCGCCATCAACTATAGTAGTAGCGGATGATAAGTTCTTTATATTTGAGGGAATCAACCCAGGACTCTCTTTAAAAGGTAATGTATTGTTTGAAGTCCCAGCTGGTCTAACTGGATTAGATTTACAAGTCCAGACAGGCTTCTGGGGTTCCGAAACAGGGATTATTGATCTAAATTAATTTTAATAAAAAGTCACTCCAATGAGTGGCTTTTTATTATTGTCAAAAAGGCGGTGAGTCAATGGCCACCATTAAATCTGCAATACAAATTTATGACGGAATGTCTCCTGCCCTACGATCGATGACTAATGCCATGAATATCGCTCTAAGCTCTTTTGAGAGTTTACAGAATGCATCAAGTAATGCCATCGATACAGCTAGCATACAGGCTGCTAGGGGTGAATTAAACAAAGCTGAAATTGCTTTTAATCAAATCGAACAAGAGATTAGGCAAGCGGATCAGCAACAGCAGAAGTTGAACACGGATATCCAAAAAGGGACATCAGAAGCAAACGGCCTTTTAACAAAACTAGGGGCAATAGCAGCAACTTATTTGAGCTTCCAAACAGCCGGTTCTATAATATCTCTTTCGGATGAATTGACGAACACGACAGCCAGGCTAAACATGATCAATGATGGTCTTCAAACTACGGCAGAACTTCAGGAGATGATTTTCCAAGCTGCTCAACGCTCAAGAGGATCCTACTCACAGACAGCTGACTTGGCGGCAAAGCTAGCAATGAATGCTGCTGATGCCTTTTCATCCAATGCTGAAACTATACATTTTGCCGAATTGTTAAATAAACAGTATGTTATTGCCGGAACAAATGTTGAGGGGATCCAATCTGCTACACTACAGTTAATGCAGGCCTTAGGTTCGGGGGTATTACGTGGGGAAGAATTGAATGCTGTATTTGAAGCAGCTCCGAATATTATCCGGACAATATCGGATTACCTAGGCGTGGGTATTGGTGAGATAAGGAATATGGCATCTGAGGGGGAAATTACAGCAGATATAGTTAAAAAGGCTATGTTTGCAGCCACCGACGCGATAAACAAGGATTTTGAGTCCATGCCATATACGTTCTCTCAAATTTGGACTAGCTTTAAAAATGAGGCGTTAAAAGCGTTTCAGCCGGTCTTGAAAAGAATGAATGATGTTGCAAACAATGATAAGTTTCAGAGTTTGATTAATAGAACTGTAAGCGCACTATACATCCTTTCTATTGTTGTGTTAGAGGTATTTAACTTCATGGCTGCCGTGGGTAATCTTGTATATGATAATTGGTCAATCCTTGGGCCCATTATCATGGGGGTAGGAGGTGCCTTGTTAGCGTACAGTACTTATTTAGGGTATGTTCTGATAGCAACAAAACTAGTTACGGCTGCGCAATGGGCGTGGTCCGCCGCAATGTCGGCAAATCCTATAGGATTAATTATTGCTGCGATTGTATTGTTAATCTCATTATTTTATGCAGCAATTAATGCCATTAATCGAGTATCAGGAACAGCCTACAATGCAACTGGCATGATTGCAGGTGCTTTCCTGGCTTTGCTAGCAATCATCGGGAATATATTCGTAGCAGCATACAACCTAATTATTGACGGCATCGCATTGATTTGGAACGGATTTGCCGGGCTTGCTGAATTTCTTGCAAATGTGTTTGTAGATCCTGTGGGATCCATAGTCCGATTGTTTGCTAATATGGCAGATTCCATTTATGCGATCATGGAGGGCATTGCATCTGTAATGGATACCCTGTTTGGTTCAAACCTCGCTAGCGTAGTGAGCGGTTGGCGATCAAATATGCAAGGTAAGGTAACAGAACTAGTTGGGGAAGCGCAGATAAAAATGACTAGAATGGATGCGAGTCAGTTCCATTTTGACCGTTTCGGCTATGGTAATGCGTGGGAGGTAGGACATAATTGGGGAACGGGCATTGAGGATAAAATCAGATCCTTTAAAATGGACGATGTTTTAGGGAATGCAGACCTTCTAGATAAAATCGGAATTGCCGGTGCCGACACTGCTGCAAACACAGCAAAAATGGCTGATTCTATGGAAGTTTCCGAGGAGGATCTGAAGTATCTTCGTGACCTGGCTGAACAGGAAGTTGTGAATAGATACACCACTGCTGAGATTAAGGTCGATATGAATAATACCAACCATATAAACAGTAATATGGATCTTGATGGGGTAGTTTCTTATCTGGAAGATGTGGTTTATGAAACTATGTCGATTGCAGCGGAAGGGGTGCATGATTAATGTACGATTTTTATCTTGGTTCCGTACAACTACCTGTTACCCCTGAAAAGCTTTCCATAAAAATAGCCAACCAAAATAAAACAATTCAGCTCATCAACGAAGGTGAAGTGAATATTTTAAAGGCAGCTGGGTTATCTGAGGTTAGCTTCACAGCATTAATCCCTCAGGTAAGATATCCATTTGCAATATACCGGGATGGGTTTAAAGATGCTGATTATTTTTTAGGTTTTTTTCAATGGTTAAAAAATAGTAAAAAACCCTTCCAGTTTAAGGTCACTAGGGTTTCACCATCGGGCAAATTACTTTTTAATACCGATATGAAGGTTTCCTTGGAGGATTACTCCATTGAGGAAGATGCTAAGAATGGCTTTGACCTACAAATTCCCATTCGGTTAAAACAGTTTCGGGATTACGGGACCAAAAAGGTTGAGGTAAGAGATTCGGGTGACCAGAAAGTCATGACGGTTACAAACCCAAGACCTAGCTCTAAAGAAATACCTAAGACCTACAAAGTAGTTGCCGGTGATTCCCTTTGGAAGATTTGCAAGAAACAATTAGGGGACGGGTCCAAATATCAGGAAATCGCAAAATTAAACGGACTTGTAAACCCGAATTCCTTAAGCGTCGGGCAGGTGATTCGGCTTGGCTAACATAGAACTTGCCGTTCAAAATGGTTCGACAATCTATTACCCGGCAGTCGAAGAGAACATTACATGGTCAACGGAACGAAAAGGATCTCCCGGAACACTGAAATTCTCTGTTGTAAAGGATGCCTCATTGAATTTCCAGGAAGGAAACCCAGTGATGATCCGCATAGATGATTATAACCTGTTTAAGGGTTTTGTGTTCCAAAAGGGTAGGGACAAAGGGAACACTATCTCAGTTACTGCGTATGACCAACTAAGGTACTTTAAAAATAAAGACACCTATGTTTACGAGAATAAAACGGCTAGCCAGTTTTTAAAAATGATTGCTTCAGACTTTATGCTGAAGGTCGGGAATATTGAAGATACAGGATTTAAAATACCTTCAAGAGTGGAAGATAACAAAACTCTTTTTGATATGGTCCAAACAGCTATTGATTTGACTCTTCAAAATAAAAATAAATTGTTTGTACTTTATGATGACTTTGGTACTCTCACCTTAAAAAACGTTGAATCCATGAAACTTGACCTTCTCATCGATGAGGAAACGGGAGAGAATTTTAGCTACACCTCAACTATTGATGGGGACACTTATAATAAAATTAAGTTGGCCTACGACAACGAAAAGACCGGTAAACGTGAAATATACATCGCCCAAGATTCGAGGAACATCAATAATTGGGGTGTGCTGCAGTTCTTCGAGAAAATCGAAGAGAAGATTAACGGGAAAGCAAAGGCAGATGCCCTGCTCCAATTGTATAACAAAAAAACCAGAAACCTTGTGATTAAAAATGCGTTTGGTGATCCACGGGTGAGAGCTGGCTCTGCCGTTGCAGTCCGATTGAATTTAGGAGACGTCATCGCTCAAAATTACATGATGGTGGAAAAAGCAAAACACACTTTTAGAAACGGTGAGCATTGGATGGATCTAACTTTGAGGGGCGGTGAATTCATTGCCTAACTTGGTTGAATTAATGAAACAGGCAGCTATTGAGGCCGTTGAGGATTCCAAACCAGTAGCTATTGAGTTTGGGACTGTAGTAAGTGTATCTCCTTTAAAAATAAATGTGGAACAGAAAAAGACACTTACTGAAACCCATTTAATCTTAACAACTAATGTTAAAGATTATAAAACCCAGATCTCATTTGATAACCCATCCATAAAGCAGGTATTTACCACTTGGGACATGAGTGAAACCGTTGAAAGCGAGCCTTCTAAGTTGTCTTTCAAAGAACCTGTAAAACATGATATCACAGTCTACAATGGGTTAAAGTTGGGGGAGAAAGTATCGCTCATCCGACTACAAGGCGGGCAAAAGTACATTGTTTTAGATAGGGTGTGACGAGATGATTCCGTCCGTAAACGATGATTTAGGGATCGATTTTAAAATTGAACAGAAACCAAGTAAAACCTTTAAATTGGATATAGAAAAGGACTCCATCGCCAATTATACAGATGGGCTTGATGCTGTAAAACAGGCCATTTATTTAATTCTAAGCATTGAAAGATATGAATACCTCATCTATTCCTGGAATTATGGTGTCGAATTGATTGATTTATTTGGACAACCTTTATCATTCGTTTTACCAGAATTGAAGAGAAGAATAACAGAAGCGTTGACACAGGATGAGAGAATCCAAAGTGTTGATGCTTTTTCTTTTGAAGTAAATAAAGGGAAGGTGCACGTTACCTTTACCGCCCATACTACATTCGGTGATGTCGAAGCAGAAACGGTGGTGAACATTTGATGTTTGAAGATATGACCTTTGAAGTGATTCTCCAAAGGATGCTTGATAAGGTCCCCTCTGATATCGATAAGAGAGAGGGCTCAATGATATGGAATGCCCTTGCTCCGGCAGCTGTAGAACTAGCTCAAATATATATAAATCTAGACATAAATTTAAATTTAGCATTCGTAAACACATCCACGGGTGAGTATTTGGACCGAATAACAATGGCACGTGGGGTAACAAGAAAACCAGCGACAAAAGCTAAACGGAAGGGTTTGTTTTATGACATAAACAATAACCCCTTCGATATTCCGCTCGGTAGCCGCTTCACTCTTGATGGCATCGGTTACTCTGCGATAGAGATGCTAGCTTCCGGTGAGTTCTTGCTAGAATGCGAGGTTGCCGGTTCGATCGGGAATACATCCTTTGGTGATCTCATTTCCGTGGATTACATTATGAATCTTGGTCGCGCGGAACTAACCGATATTCTTACCCCAGGTACAGATGAGGAGACAGATGACTCTTTAAAGTCACGGTACTATGAGCACATCAGGGTCCCTGCCACAAGTGGGAATAGAGCTCATTATAAACAGTGGGCGAAAGAAGTGCAGGGTGTAGGAGATGTGAAAGTGTTTTCACTTTGGAACGGCCCAAATACAGTAAAAGTTGTGATTATCGACGAAAATAAACTACCTGCTGATGCTAGTATCGTTTCCGCTGTCCAAGAATATATCGATCCTGGGGGGAGTGGTACTGGGAACGGGGCTGCACCAATTGGTGCATTTTGCACGGTTGCAAGTGCAGCATCATTACTAATTGATGTTGAATTTACTGCAACAAAAGACGCTAATTATACAGATGAGCAAAGGCAAGAAAACGTTGAACAAGGGCTTAAGAATTATTTTAAATCTATTGCCTTTATCGATAACAAAATCAGTTATGCAAAAGTTGGAGCTATCATCTTGGATTCCCCAGGTATAACAGATTATACAAATTTACGGATAAATGGTGGGACGGAAAATATTCTCATCGGAGATGAACAAGTAGCTTCGCTGGGGGTGGTTACAATTGCTTAATTATCTTCCTCCTGTTCTCCAAAAAAATAAAGTCTATAAAGCAGTTTTTAATTCCGAAGAACAGGAGATGGAACTTCTACAGACCCATTTAGAGGATGTAGAAAAACAACTGTACATTGAAACGGCGACTTGGGGTCTTTCTTATTATGAGGAGGAATTGGGGATCAAAACAGATTATACCAAGACCTACGATGAAAGGCGCAGCGTTGTTAAATCCATGTGGATTGGAAGAGGGAAGGTTGATCGTGCTCTCATTAAACTGGTTGCTCAGGCTTATGCAAATGGGAAAGTAGAAGTCGATTACGGTCCGACGATCTACAGCGCAGACACTTACCGCGAAGATCCTTTTATCCCACCCTACCCGATCATTGTAAGATTCGTGGATGTTATGGGCGTCCCTCCCAGGATCGAGGATTTAAAAAGCGTCATTGAGGAGATCAAGCCTGCTCATTTAGAAGTCCAATTTCAATTCCGCTATATGACCTGGAACGAGCTAGATGCAGAAAACTTAACCTGGGATCAACTGGACGCTTTGAACTTGACCTGGGACGAATTTGAATCAGGTAGGTGGCTATAGAGAGGGGGTGACTATCTAATATGGCTTCGTTTAGTGAAAATTTAAATGAGGATTTTGGCAAGACCAAGACCCCCGCAAGACACGATTCCAATGCCGGGGTCTGGATGTTTGATAGTGCGATTTACACTAAAAATCAGACCGGGGTATGGGTGCCTGTAAGCAGTGCGAATCCTATGCCAACAAAAGCTGTAGGGAGCAAGGTCATTGCCACTGGAACTAAAACGATTGGTATATCTCAAGTTGCTTTGTTTGCAGGGGCGGCATCTTTAGCAAACCGGAAATTAATAAGGATCAAATGTGAGGGCAATGACGCCATTTTCATTGGACCAGCGGGAGTAACGAAGGACACTGGGTACCCGTTAATCCCTGGTCAAGAAATCAGCATGGAGTTAGATCCGATCACAAATGTAGAAATTTATGCAATTGCTTTAACTAATCAAAATGCACGAATTTGGGAGGAGGCTTAATCTATG